GGGGAGTCAGCACGTTAAATCTCAATCCCCTGCCATGAAAAAGTACACACGAATTGCAGAATAAATGTCTGCTAGAGCAACTGCTCGTAAACCACGTGGCAATGAGCCACGAAACCTTCAAGACGTTGCCAAGATGTTTCCTTGGCTACGCAAGCAAATAGACGCTCTGTATCGAAAAGCTAGACAGAGTGAGACGTCATTGTCGTCAATCGGGTCATTAATTAAGCCTAATGAAGGTGCAGTTATGAAGACCACGAAACCCAAACGTGAGGGTATCCGCTGCCCTAACTGTTATGGAAGAGCCTATAGGCTATATGGGACCCATCCTTCTGAGGATCCCAATTACGTGTGGCAGGATGCTGAATGCTTCCCGTGTATGGCTGATTTCCAGGTCAAAGTTCCAACTCCAAGAAAGCAGCCAACAGCCAACTCCAAACCAGCGACAAAACAAATAGCTCCAGAGGCTCTAAAACGTCCAGAGTTACCTAAGCCCACATATGCAGAAGCTTTGAGGAGGTTTAGAAGAGAGGAAGTTAAGCTTCATGAAATTGCTGGTTCATATGGCCGGGCTTTAGCTAACGCTAGCCCGAATGATATACCAGATGTTGAAAAACAATTCACTGCCAAAATTGATAAGCAAGCCAGAATTGTCGGCATCACCAAAACGGTAGTCGATGACTTGCAACCCAAGCAACCAATTGCCAACAAAGTTAAGAAGGTGGTTGAAAATGTTGGCAAGAGGGCGAAGAGCAAAGTAGAGAATGCTTTGCTTGGCCCAAAAGTAATTGGGGGTACACCAAGAAAACGAGCGCGTTTAAGTGCCCCAGTCGATATGGAAAAAGTGAAGGAGAAGCTAGAAAATGTGCGTCCTAGAGCTTCCATTAGCGACTTTCGAGTTGAAAAACTCGTACCAATGAAGGTTGAAGTTGAAGGGGGACATAAGCTTGAGTGGGGAAACCACCAAACTTTGTCCGTAAATGAAGTGCGTCACTTAGCGCCTGGTAGTCAGGCTGAGGACGATAATTATTCGAAGCAGCTCTCGGATTTTCGTCGCGAATCGCTTGCGCAACCAAAAGAGGCCAAAGAATGGCTCATAGCAAGTCACAGAATTCTGTCCACTCTTCCAATGCGTCTGAAGATAGTTTCCGAAGATGGGACAGTTTTTCAAGCCAAGCGGGATCTGGAAACTCCACATCCTTATATTCTCAGTTATCTGCAACTGTGTCAGATGATTCCAGCATGGGAACAAGCGGAAAAAGTAGAAGATATAGTTTCAGCAGCAGCGTTAAACGCCGCTATGCTCCCCCTAATCAAAAGTTGGAGGAGAAGCCGAAAGGTTGGTGGGAAACCAACCCCGGCGAACAAACTGTAGGTAAGTTTAAAGGAGACGGGTGGATGGCTCAGACTATTAAAATGCCACCACTTTATTATCCAGCTTCTTGGAGGAGGCCCACATATTTCCTATTCAATGCCATTCTAAAGGGGAGATATGCGTTGTTTGGCAGACCAGCTATAACCTACATCCCTGAGCTACATGCTGAGCTTCAGCTTAAGAGCTTAACCTTGCCCAGAGATGACATGCAAAGGGGTCTTTTGCGGCAAGCTGCCAACCAAATTCTTAAGTCCAAAAACATTAATCCGATGCGAGTGAAGGATGCTGTTGCTGGTTCTATTGTACTAGCCATGATTCCGTCCAATCACGAGATCGATGCACTAGATGTCGAGTACATGCATGCGGCCAAAGTTCGTAAAGCCCGCATGCCGGGGGAAGAAGGGCTCGACACCCACTGGAGGTGGGTGGTAGGGTTGCCGCTCTCTGCGCTGACATTATACCTACTGATAAAATTGGTCAAGACTATTCTGTATGTTTTAAGGGTGCTCAAACATGCAGTCATAAAAGGTATTTATACCAAATATGTAGTCCCAATCTTGATTTACCTCCAATCTATGCACATCAAGGGTGTGCCGTTAACGAGTATGACAGTCTTGTAAACCGTCATATAGTCGATCCTCTTCCTACGAGTTTGGAAGTTATTGAGGGTTGTTATAAGGCACTTAAGCCCATTATTAATGTTTTAGGTAATGTTAACAAGTACACAAATTCCCAGCTTATTAATAGCCGGCCGCAACGGATGAGGCGCCGCTATCGTAAGGCTTTAATGTTGGAATTTAAACCAGTCCATGCTAAGGTGAATATGTTCGTCAAGTTTGAAAAGCAAGAGGAGATTAAAACTTGTAGGGCAATCCAGTTTAGGGCCACCCCCTATACAGCAAGGCTCGCCAAATATACTGTACCAATTGAAAAGGCATTACAAAATCAATGGACAGATATTAATCATGGATTTCGGTTCATCGCCAAGGGTCGCAACGCTTTACAGCGTGGTAGTGATCTTAAGGAGATGTTTGATTACTATCCTAATCCAGCTGTGTACTTGATTGATCATAGCAAATTCGATAGCAGGGTTAACAAATCACTGTTATCGGTAGAACATGATTTCTACAAAGCAATATTCCGAGACCGCTGGTTAGCGAGACTGTTGAAATTCCAAATTAATAATAAAGGTGGTTCACGCAATGGAGTTAGGTACCGTTGCGTGGCTAGACGCATGAGTGGTGATGCCAATACCGCCCTCGGAAATTGTATATTAAACTATGCTATTTTACGCCACAAGTTTGGTGATAAAGCGGTCATTTATTTGGACGGAGATGATAGTGTAGTTTTTATGCCTCATATTGTAGACAATCTTGATTTTACAGATACAGGTATGATTTCTAAGATCAACATTGTTAGACATTTCCAAGATGTTGAGTTTTGTCAAAGCCGACCTGTTGAGACTACATTAGGGTGGTTAATGTGTCGTGAGCCAATGAGAGCTATTAATAGAGCCCTGTGGAAGCTAGGAGCCGTTCCGCACAATATTGAAGATTATTTGGCTACAATTGGTATAGGTGAAGGACTTTGCTCCCCAGAAATGCCCATCATTTCTATCCTGTCTAAGATTTATCGAAGCTTTGGTGGCAAGTACAAAGCACACTTTACTATGTATCGTCCTGAGGTCATGTCCTGCGTTAATCGGTTCATTATGCCTTCTGCAAGATCCCGAGTAAGCTTTTCTAATGCATTCGGAATTGATCCATTGGTGCAAATTTTAATTGAAAAAGAAATCTTAGACATGGTGTTGTTATACTAGATATAACTAGAACGATGGTTCAATATCAGCCAACTACTGATAATGGAGTACAATATGTACAAGAGGTCATTGCACCAAGTGGCCCAACTAGCTGTACTGGCCCTCCTGACGGGAACGATCAGGCTGCCACTACTGCCAAGACACGTGATCAATTTGTCGTGTCGCGACCTTCATGGTTGTTACCACAATCTGTCGAATATGTGATCTTTCGACCCCCATACTATGTTCAGCAAATAGTATGTGTGGCGTTTAATACGTCCACTGTAACCACAACTGAGTTGAGACCTTTCATTCGTTACGTTCTCAACAGTATCCCCACTGATGTTTGGTGGAATAAGCAGCTCCCAGGATGGCACAATCCTGCTGATTACACCATATATGATGACCAAGGTACTGTGGTCACCCCGCCAGTATTTGCACTAGGTTGGCATTGCCCAGCCTTGTTGCGTGACTTCTTCACTGAGTTTTCGGCATCTCCAGAGATTCTAAATAAAGCTCGTGAAATACGAAGTTGGGGACGCTATTTGACTGTAGCTCCGGTTGCTAATGCCACTCAATTGAAGGGTAGAATAGCTTCTGCATCACTGCAGTTTAATAGTGCATTAAATCCAACTTATTTGGCAGGACAGGGTGGGACCGCTGGTCCAAATGCCTTGCCGCCTCCTATCCTTAACTCGCCTGTTGGTTTTGATGCATTAACTTTTTCCGTGCAAGTTAGCGCTACTAGAGTGTTTATGTACGATGGTTTTAGATGGCACAACCATCCGTCCATAAATGATGGTACATCATGGACTTTCACCATCATGTATCCTTTTCCAATTTACAACACAACTGCTTCTGCAGTGTTGATTGGAGAGAATACTGAGGTGAACGTAATTGTCTCTCGAATTGGGACTAATTATAGTCTCAATGTCGGTCCAATAAATGCTATTGGAGCCCCACCAGTTGCTACTCAAACCGCCCGTGTTCGTATTGGCTCCGTGCCCAGCTCGGTACCATGGGACGAAATTGCTAGGTATAGCATTACACCTGAGTTCGCGTTTGAAGCACTGTTGCAGGCCGATGAAAAGAGTTATTCCAACAATTTCATTGAAGGTGCAACCGGTCGACAGGCCCAAGGTAAAACTTGGCCTGAGTACACTTCTGTGAGAGAATGGCGTCCACTCATTAGAGCTGGAACCAACGTAAAACAGGTAGTTATCGATGCCGCTTGCATCAAACGAGATTTGGTAGATGTTGCTGGTAAGTGGTACATCACCTACTGTACCAATCTTGATCCTGATGCATCATTCACCCTCATCTATGGTACTCATTACCAAATTTGTGCCGAAACTAGCTCCATGCTCATGCTCTTTAAGCGTGCAGTTCCTGCTAGGGATGATGGTGCTTTAGAACTTGCTCAGCTCTTACAGTCAGAGCTGCCGCACACCTATCCAGCACGATTTAATGATGGAGGTATTTTGCCATTAATCATGTCTAAGCTCAAGAAAGTGGGACAAGCTGGACTACAAGGAATTATCCGTGAGATTGTTGATGATATCAAGAACTCAATTCGAGCGGTTGGCACATCTGATCGTCTCATTGGGTATCCTAGCACCAATGTTACATATGGAAATAACCCAGTATCCATGTCAGGTATGAATGGAAATGGTGGTCCATCTCGTAATGGTCGTAGGAAACGCGGAAGAAATGGAAACAACGGAAACGGAAACGGAAATGGAGCAGGTGGTAGGCTATCCTCCATATTTCGTAGATCACTAAACATATAATCCCACTGCAGGGGATCTACCGGGGTGCTGCAGATAAACGTGTGTGATAGTCACGGATGGGTCATTGGCCCATTACACCCCGG